AAATATAGCACCTGTTGAAACAATCCATCAGTATATAGAGAGTCAGGGTGAGAAAGATAAACCGGGCAGTAAAAATAAGGATCTATCCAAATAAAGAACAGGTTACTATCAGTTACTACTACAAAAAAGGTCATAAAAAAATGACCTTTAAATTCTTGTGATCGTCAATCTGAATTTCTTTAATGACTGATCTCCAGAGCTGACGGCGTTCTGCTGGTTCCAATGTCTGATATATAGAATCCAGATCCATCTTTAAGAGCTTCCGGATTGGAGTCAGATCTTTCTGTTCCTGGTTGCGTGGGAGATTTTCCAATTCTTTTATATATTTCTCTTTATCTCTTTTTAGTTCATCCATAGTAATTATGTCATTTATGTACAGATCTTTCAGCTTATCAATTTTTTTCAGGAGTGCTGTTCTCCGGGAATCATAATCAATCACTTTAGCACTTGTAATTTCATATTCTGCAATATGCTCCTGCAGGAGAGGCTTGATATTTGCAATCAGGTACCTTTCTATACATGATTCGAATATAACTTTGCGATTGCTGCAACGCTTGCTTGGATAGGCGCCATGACATTTGTAGAGAGGATATTTGTAAAAGCCACCAGCCTTTTTCTTTATTTTTCGTGTAGCACCAGAAAATGAATGACCGCAGTGAGCGCAGCGGAGTAAACCACTAAATATATAGTTATATTTCTGGCTGATTTTGACATTAATGGCAAGCAGCTCCTGTACACGCTCAAACAGATCCAATGGAATGATGGCAGGACAATAATGATCGTTATCACGGAACACACCAATATATTTTTTATTTTTTAAGATTGCAGTTTTAAGATTGCTTTGAGTCATAACGATACCCATATCAGATTCCAGATGCGTGATTGTCTGATTCAGGGAATTGCAAGCAGCATAAAACTGGAAGATATGCAGCACCTTTTCAGCGTCCTGATTAGGTACAAGATGTTTGTTTTCAATGGAAAATCCGAGAGGTGCTTTTCCGGCCAGAACTTCACCCTGCCGGTATTTATAGTCAAACACATCCCGGATCCGGACAGAATCGTTTTCCGCTTCCAGCTCTGCAAAGGTCATGGACTGCGCAACGAAAGCCCGGCCATGCGGTGTGGTCGTATCAAAGTACGGCTGATCGACAGCAAGCCAGTCGCAATGGTTCGCTTCGAGAATAGCCTGCGTATTCAGATAATGTCTCAGACTACGGAACCAACGGTCAAGTTTAGTAAATATAATCAGATTCACGCGTCCGAGTCGGACATCATCAAGCAACTGCTCAAAATCTCCACGTTTGATTTTCCTGCCGGAGATTCCATCGTCAATATAGGTTCCGGCCAGAACCATGTTTTCTTTGGATGCAATATAAGCTTTGCAGGTAGAGAGCTGTTCATCAATACTGTCTCCCTTTTTCGCCTGTCGGTCTGTGGAGACACGTACATATATAGCAACATTTGTTATACTCATAGTATCCTCCTTAAAAATGGGTATAAAAAATACACCTATGCAGGCGTATCAGTTCGTGCTATAATTCTAATTGTCTGGAAAAGAATTGTAGCATCAACTGATAGCTGCAGAGTTTTCATGAAGTCGTCCTGGTGCGCCAACACTGGGACGATTTTTATTTATCTATAACATTTCTTGCACGCATCATATCCGCGCGCTTTGGCTTCACTGATCGTCACTCTGTACGGATTATTCATTTTGCTGCAGTCTTTACTGAGATGATATTTTTTTCCTGTATCGCAGATCCATACATAGGTTCCTAGAGGAACCTTCTTTGCAATCACCTTGATTTTATAAGTCCATTTTACAGATTTATATTTGCCTGTAACAACAACAGAACCTTTTGACTTGGCAGTGATAACTCCCTTGGAGCTTACGGTAGCAATTTTGGGATTGCTACTTTTGTAAGTCATTTTAACCGGAGCTTTAATGGCTTTCTTTTGGTTCACAACCATAGTAATAGATTTGGTTTGATTTGTGACCTTTTTGGTTGTTGCCTGAACGGGAACTGTAAAGAGAGACAATATCATAACCATAGAAAGAATCAAAGACAATAATTTCTTTTTCTTGTTCATGTTCGTTCCACCCCTAGATAATTATTTGTCGGACAGTAATTTAGCGATTCTGTCAAGCTGACGAATGATAATAAAATTCTGTTCAAGGACTGCACGCTGATAGTTCATAATATTTTTCTGAATATCACGATCACTTCCGGCACCCAAAGAGATTCCAAGCTCTGTAAGACCGGTACCACTTAGTTCATTAAGAATACTTTTGACAGATTCAATATCATTAGGATCTTTTAAATTTTCCATTCCGAATTTACGGAGAGCTGCAAGATCCTTTTCTGCCTGTTTTGCCTCGGCTTCTGCCTGCTTACGGGCTTTCTTTTCTTCTTTGGTTTCACCACTATTATTAAAAAGACCCATCATTTATACCTCCTTGATTGGAAAAACTTACCGGTAGTATTATGATGAGTTTCCCTCTTATAATGTTTCCTGCACCCAGCTGTTACTTACTAACGGGAAGGTGTGGAAACAATGGTGAAAAGAAAATACATACATTACGGCAACTGCAAAATATACGCTTTGTATTATCACAGCAACAATACTATATATATTAATCTTGACTTTAATGGGGGAACTCAAATCATAATACTTAAATAAATAGTTAGTTGCAGCTGGGTGTTTTATTATCCAGCATTTGTTTTTTCATCACCTGTAACAGGTGGGTGCATAATTTCTAATTCTTCTGGGCTGTCTGGAGCACCACCAGCACCCATAAGATTCTCTTTAAAGTGATTCAGGATCTGTCTCCGGATCGCTGGATCGATTTCAAAATAAGTCTTAATAATTTCCTTTTCAAGATCTGTTGCATTATGCTGCGCAGCAAATTCATCAAGACTGAATGTCTCTGGTTGTATGCGCATAGGTTCTGTGCCATTTCGCAACCATTCTTCTGTAACTCCAAATTCTGTAGAAATTAATTTTATTATATGTTCTTTTACTTCTACACGTCCACGTTCCAGATTGTTGATTACATCTCCGCTGACTCCAATGCGTTCGCCAAAGGCTGCGCGAGACAGACCTTTTTTCTCACGCAACAACCGTATACGTTCGTTCAAATCAATACCTCCTTTCTGCTTAATAAAAATATAACACGTTAAATTTGGTTAGTCAACCAAAAAAGAACGAAAAATTTAATACAAATGGTTGACATACCAAAATATGCATGATATATTTAGTTAAACAACCAAATAAAACCAAATGGCAAACCAAAAAGGGACACAATATAAATAACAATTAAAAGAAAGGGGATGCGGAATGTTGGAGAGACCCAGGAGAAGAGTTGGAGGAATAGACGAATTTATGATCCAACGAACAGCAAGGCAGATTTTAAAAGAAATGCAGGAGTGCGGATGGACTCAGGGAGAGGCTGAGTTACTTCCGAAGTATTTAGAATCTGCGATAAAACAAAATAGCGAACGGATCAGAAAACTGAAACCATTCGCTATTTGCGAGATTACAGAAGAATCTCCTTGACTTCCGAAACGGTTCTGTCGTAGTTAGCGGCAATCATTTCAAGAGTCATTTCGGTATCATCAGGGTGCAGTTCCTTATGAATACTGTAAAGTAGAGCAATATTGTGAATTGCAATTTCTTTTTCGCTCATGTAGTAGTCTCCTTTCTTTAGTTTTCAGTCTCTGGTCCAGACTGATAGCTAAAGTATAGGAGAGAAGAAAGAAAAGCACAAGCCGAAACGGTCAGTAATAACCGTCAGCCGGAGATTAACCACCCGGCTCCGATGATGGCAGGTTAAAGAGAGGAGGCGAAAAACAATGAGAATCCATGAAGCAGTAGAAAAAGCACTGAAAGAAAAAAGCCCAATTACAAGAACTGGTTTACGTGATTTTGGGTTCGGGATTTTTCCAACAGATTCCAGCGACTGCTGTTATCTCATTCCAAAAGATGAGAAACAGCAGCCTGCAAGATGCTGGAATCCAACGGCCAATGATCTGCTGGCTGACGATTGGGAATTAGTTACCAAGGAATAAACTTGGAAACAAAGTCAGCTACAGATAAAAAAGTTTCTTTGGGAAGATCTTCCATGTAAGCAATTGCATCATTTGAGAGAACACAATGATAGACTTCGTTGTCTGCGTACGTGTTTTTCAAATAATTATTCTTACCGAGCTGTCTTAAAGAATGATCTATATCTTCGTAAGGCATTTCAGGGAAGAAATTTTCATGGATAGATCTTCCGGAAACAAAGTTGCTGGATTCTGAAATTGATAAACCGGTTTTTCTGCGGTTCAGATATTCAGAATACAGTTTGTATAAAATCTGTTTGTCCTGTTTTGTAAGTAACATCTGTTTGCTCCTTTCTGTGTACTCGGATGAAAAAACATCCTGTATTTACAGAATAGGGGTGGAAGTCAAAATAATCAATCAGATTCGTTCGACAATCTGATTAAAAATTTATAAAGAAGAGGAGATGAAAGACATGTCACAGAAGAACATGGAAGTAATGTTGAACATGGAAGACAAAGCCGAAGCAGAAGAATTAACGACATTTTTGAAGTCTGTAAACATCACAAAGCAGACACTGATGGATACATTCCTGAAAGGCGTCAAGGTGGGTGTAAGCATGTCTGCTCAGAAAAAGCCGGCATAAGGGAGGGACGACCTTGATTGAAAGATGGAAAGATATTCCGGGATATGACGGCAAATACCAGGCGAGCACAGAGGGGAACATCCGGAGAACTTTGAAATCCGGACAGTTTCGCAGCATGACTCCCTATCACAAAAAAATGAAAGGGAGTCAGCGCCTGGTTGTGAAGCTCACAAAAGACGGAAAAGCGAAAGAGGAGATAGTTCTCTCCCTGATTGCAAGGACGTTTTTAGGACCTGTTCCTGACGGTGCGGTTCCGTATCATAAGAACGGAATGCAGTCTGAGAATCACATAAACAATATAGCATACATACCCAGACAGGAACTTGGAAAGCTGACCGGTTACAGTTCCAGAAATAAAATAGTCGTGAAATTGGACAGTTGCGGACAGGATGTGGAATATTACAGATCTGCGAGAGAAGCAGCGAAAAAGAATTTTTTGAGTCGACAAGCTATCACTGATCGTTGTAACGGGAAAACAAAACGCGGACCGGCTCCGGATGGATACGAATATGCCTGGGACAACAGCGAAGCAAGCCGACGCAAAGCAATAAGACGCCTGGAGCTGGCTGGCGGATATACACCAATGCCGACAGCTCCTGCAGTAGAATTTGAGTTTTAGGAGGGGGAAGAAGATGGAAACGCAAGGAACATTCAATACGGTAAGATTTTACGAAACCCTTGCCATGATCCTCTCAAAGAAGCATGGCGTTGACATCACCGTAAAGGTGAAAGAAAAGCCAAAGAAAGAGGAAACAGCATAAGGAGGCAGAAATGGAACGAAAAGTAATCACATCAATGCTGACAGGGTATCTGATCTCAATGCTGCCGGTTTGGGAGATCGGCAGCAGGATCCAGGCGATTATGCTTACACTTGCGATAAGCGTGTGCGCATTCATATTCATGCTCTGGATTGAAGATATATTCGAGAACATAAAAAAGACTCTCACGTTGGCAGACGTGGGAGCCAAAAAGAAAAAACAACTTTTGTAAATAGTATAAGAAACCTGAAAAGAAATGTCAAGGAGGATTATATGTTAAAGACTGATTTTAATGGGTATAAAGAATTTAAAGAGAAGCTGGCAAATACAAGCGGAGAGGAGAATGCGAAAGTGTGCATGGAACGTATTCAGATGTGGACTAATAAGTTTACAGATATGATAAATCCTCTTCCGGCAGGAGATACGGCATTTGTGATCGTAGCTTTAGAAACTATAGCGAAAACACTTCGCGGAGGACGCGCAGAAGAGAGCTTTCTTGCTGATATGCTGAAAATAATAATTGGCGCCGAAAGCAAAACGACGACAGTTAAAGGCGATGCGAACACAACCGAAGCAGCAGTAAGAACATACGCGGAATCCTTAAAAAAATAGTACGGTATTATGTAAACTGAATGAGCTGGCATACATGCAACAAATGTCAGCTCAGAATCATGTGTAACGATCTTTATATCATTGCAATGCCGGATCCTTGAAAACTCAGAAAGCAAGCCTGAAAGCAGGGGAGAGAAACCCCTGTTGCAAACTTGCTAGAAGTATTAGAGATGGATTCAAAAGGGGACTTATATGAGTTACAAAAGTATGAGAATGAGGTTCCGGAATGTCACAGAGGTGTATGAGTATCATACAGCAAGGTATGGAGCGCCGGAACAAAAGAGGCAGGAGAAGAAGAAAGCCACCCCGGAGCAGATGAAGAAGAGGAACCAGTATAACCGGGAGAGGCTGGCGCGCTGGAAGCTCCGGAACAATTTCGACGTGGATGATTATTTCTCCAGACTGTCATATGCAATAGACAAGAGACCGGCGTCCATGGAAGCGGCAAAGGAAGACTGGAAAGCATTCCTGCAGGTTCTCCGGAGAGAATACAAGAAACGGGGAGCAGAGCTGAAATGGATGCGCAACATTGAGGTAGGCACAAGAGGAGCCTGGCACATACACATCATAGTGAACAGGATTCCGGATACCGACATCATTTTGCGAAAGGCATGGCCACATGGACAGGTGGAAAACAAACTCATGTATGAAAAAGGTGAGTTTGCTGATCTGGCAGCGTACATAACAAAGACACCGGATACAGAGCCAAGGTTGAGGGAGGCGAGTTATTCAGCGTCGAGGAACCTGCCAATTCCGGAGCCGGATGAAAAAGTGCATAAGCACTGGGAGACATGGGGAAAAGTCAGAATCCCGAAAGGGTGGGAAGTGGAAAAAGACTCTTTTCACGAAGACATCAACAGCGTGACCGGTCAACCATACCGCACGTACACACTGATCCGCACGAAGAGGCTGCCAAAGAAGCAGGAGCAGAAAAAGAAAGTAAAGAAAAAGAGGGAATAAGGGCATGAAAGTAAATATATATCTGGAGACAGACAAGCAGACCCAGGAATGCATATGGCGAAAATATGGATATGTACTTGAAGCCATGTGCGGAAGACGCCCACCAGTAACCCGTGTGGGGTTCGGATCAGTAGAGGGAACATACCACAAGTGCAACCTGCAGGCGCTTGCAGAAGCCTTGGCACAATTTCGTAAGGAATGTGAAGTATGTATACATACGAAAGATGCTTTTGTTGCGGCACGGATTTTGAAAATAGATGAAATGGCAGCAGCTGATTTTAAAGACGCAAAAGGCAAACCGATAAAGAACGCTCAGGAATGGGAGAGTATCTGCAGAAAAATAAAAGAGCGCGGTATCGTGATATCCTCTCAACCTGGAAAGCACGCATACTCCGTATGGATGCAGGAGGAAATGAGAAAAGATGGAGGAGATGGAGGAGATATGGGGAAAGGGCTGGAGCCTGAGACCAGAACAGAACCCGGCTGACATGGAATACATAGGTACGATCATTAGATCTGGATATAAATTCACGTATTACAAAGACCGAAAAGGAGGGATTTATTTTGACAGCGAGCCAGAAGACGGCAAACCCGAATGGATGCGCCGAGCCGACGAAGAAAGACGACGACGGAATAGACACAAACATTGAAGCCCTGGAGGAATATATTTGCGACAATATCTGCAGATACAGGAACAATAATTTAAGCCAGGAAGAAATGGATTATTTCTGTCATCGTTGCGAACTGCAGAAGCATACAGACGGAATAAAGGCAGAATATGACAAGATCAATACCTTTGACCATAGCCAGGCCATGAAGCTTATGGACAAATACAAACACATTGTACTCTGTAAAGAATGCGAATACCGGGTACCACTACGAAAAGGCTATCACTGTTACAACTCTGGTGGAACGTCAGATCTGTACATTAGCGCTGATGGTGGATGCAGTTTCGGAAAAAGAAAAGAATAACAACAAGAAAAGGGGAAAATTATGAGAACAGTAGCGGTTATTAACTTAAAAGGTGGAGTTGCTAAGACGATCACATCAAACAGCATTGCGTACATCCTTGCAAGCCAGGGATACAGAGTGCTCCTGCTGGACAATGACAAGCAGGGGGACGCATCAAGAGGACTGAACCGACGCACCCAGGACGGAGAGGGCATTGACAGGATCATGACGACACGACATCCGGAAGACTGGATGCACAAGCTCATCAAAAAAACCGATTTTGAGAACCTGGACGTGCTCCCGGCAAACATGCGTCTGCTTACAGCAAATCAGACGGTCATGCTGGATCAGACACGCCCGCAGCAGTATCGTATCAAGAACGCACTCGAATGTGTCAAGGATCTGTATGATTTCTGCATCATTGACAACGCACCGGATATTAATATCTCCACGATCAATGCGCTGACAGCGTGCAATGATGTATTGATTCCTGTCGAAATCGACGACAACACCGGAGAGGGACTACCGGAGCTTGTCAATCAGATCCGGCATACGCGAGAAGACCTGAACGAAGATCTTGAGAATTATTGGATCTTTATCACGAAATACGACAGAAGAAACGAAGCGCAGCGACAAGGGCTGGAGCTGATCCAGGCAGCAGAATACCCGATGTTAAAAACACGTATCAGATATTCCAGAAAAGTATCAGAGTGTACATACGCGAGAATCCCGATTCCGAAGTACTCACCGAGATCTTTAGCTGCAAAGGACTATGAGGACCTTGTAACAGAGTATATTGCAGAGCTGAACATATCAGGAGGTGAGGAGTAATGGCTTTTAACCTTGCCGATATGGTTGCGAAACGTCCGAAACAGATACAGGAAGAAAACTCAAGTGATACGGTGTACAGAGACGTGTTCAAACTAATCCCATCGAAAGCGAATTTTTACGGGGTCAAGCTGGAGAAACTGCAGGGATTGAAGAACTCTATACTGCTGTTCGGAGTGATGCAGGATGTCCTGATCGAAGAGAGGGACGGAGAGGATTACATAATTTCCGGACACTGCCGGACAATGTGCTGCAGGATGCTGGTAGAGGAGGGACATGAAGAGTTTCGAAAGATAAACTGCAAATATACAAAAGTAAAAGATAATGCACGTAAGAATTTGATTGAGGAAAACTGCATTAACGGTTCGGCAACAAGGGAAAATGACGACGCAATATCAAAGTTGCTTGAACGCCTGTCTGTTATCCAGGCGAACCGGTTTAGGGATAAATCAGACTGGGAGAAGATGCGAGAAGCTCTGGATACCGAGGAGATCATAAAAGAGCTGAAAAACCTTGCTGGACTGAAAGGCAAAACAAGAGACATCGTACGAGAAACGATCGGCGTATCCGGAACACAGATGGAAAGATACCACGCAGTCCAGAAAAGACTCAGTGCTGAATGGATGGCAGAGTTTGAGGCGGAGAAGATCAACATCACCGTGGCCCGTGAGCTTGCTGATCTGGATGAAAAATACCAGAAGCAGGCTATGGAGCACTACATGGAGCACGACATCATAACGCAAGCGGAAGTAAGAGCTTTTAAGAAACTCCAGGAAGACAACAGAGACATTCCGGGACAGTTCACACTTGCGCAGGCAACCGGGCAGCAGAGACCGCCAGAGAATGAAACACCGGTACAACCAGAATTGCAGATAGAGCGACTGTTTGAAGCACTGAATAAAGGCGAGAAAGAAAGAGTTGTCAAATGCGACACAAGAATGGCTGCATACTTAATCAGTATCAGATACAGGGATGTCCGGATCAGAAACGGACATTTCAATTATCAGGCAAGTAAAGAGGGGATAACATTCAATCCTGACAGTACAATGCAGTACAGCCTGACATGGAATGAATTGTCTGAGGAGCTGGTGAAAAGATTCGGAAAGAAACAGAAGCCGGTCCGCATAGTATCCATAGACACTCCGGAGAAACCACAGAACAGTCCAAAAGAACAGACAGAGACACAGGAAAAAGACCAAGGCGTAAGATGTATCGCAGGAAAATCAAAATCCGGAATATGTGGCTCAGCATATTATTGCAGTGCTCCATATGTCTGTTGCGTAAATTGTCCAGAAGAATGCAATATTCGCTGCGGATGGATAGAAAAACGCTGCCAAACGGAAGCAGACGCGCCGGATAAAAAGCAGCAGAAAGACCATACCGGCGAAACCACCGAAATGCTAAAAGACAATGCAAATTCAGATCTTCCAGTAATGAGAAATAACGATCAGAGAAAAGAATGGTTAAGAAACTACAAAAGTTGGGGACTTTGGTATGAGGATAAAAACATAGAAGTCAAATACTACAAATACGATTTTGATAACGGAGCGCGTTTGATAGTAGAAGAATACACCTCAGATTTAGGAAATAATAAAAGCTGGTGGGTATCCAGCACAAAAGAATCATATTACATGCACTTAGTGGGAGGACCTGAACCAGATCGGGCTGGTGGTGTGCCGAAATGGACGTATCATACACGAAATAATAAATTCCCTAATTCAGAGACTGAATTGGTTGAGTTCCTGAAAGAAATGCAGAAATAATGGGAGGGTTAACAATTGAAGGAAAAACCGTTTTATGTTCATATTGAGCTGCACAAGGAAATCGTAAAGAATGCATGGATTATCAGCTATGAGGAAAGAAAAATCCTTGTAATTGAATTTCAGGAAACTGTTACAGAGGATGAAAGCGTTGCATATGTATTCGCCCTGGCAAAAAGCCTGGTATCAGAAAAGAACACAAAAGAATTAAGTCCGGAAGTAATGCGGATGGTAAGAGGAACTTACGTCCGCATTCTGGACGCAGAAATGCAGGAACTTATTGATAATGGAATTGAAATGGAGAGATATGACTAGAGAAATTATATTTAAGGGGAAAAAGGTAGATAACGGTGAATGGATAGAAGGATACCTGTTTGATGATGGAATGCTGGGAGAAAAGCGAATGTTCATAGGGGAATTGGTAATAGCACCGTACGAAGGTCCTATACGCGGCAAATGGACCGTTATAGCAAATGGATTTGATGAAGTTGACCCGGATACAATCTGCCAGTTCACAGGACTTTGTGACAAAAATGGAAGCAAAATCTGGGAAAACGACATTATCAAATATCATTTCGGAGAAATCTATGCTCCAATCAAATATGGATATTATCAAAATTGTTTTGATTCTCAGAAAACAGAACATGTCGGATTCTATGTAGATTGGACGGGCGACAAATGCCTTAGAAAAGATTTAGGATATTGGATTGACATGGTATACGCTATACCAGTTGGAAACATTTTCGACAACCCAGAGTTAGCGAAGGAGGAATAAGCATGGAAAAGACATGTAAAAGCTGCAGAGAGAATGATTGTGGTCTCTGCGATCGCACCGGTCGCCTGGTAGAGGACGACGATCAGTGCGAGAAATGGGTAAGCAATCAACCAGAATGGAAAACGAAAATGATGCAGACGTTCCTTGCAGGACATTAAGGAGGACGAAATGGTCAAAAAACTGTATGAGGTGAGAAACAGATCCGGCGATCTGATACTAGAGAGTGCAACAAGCGGAGAAATCAGAGAAGCGCTGCATTGCACAACCGCCCAGGTCAACAACGCCAGAACATCCGGGGATCACATATTCGGAGAGTACGAAGTAAAAGAAGTTGACAGGAAATTAAGCAGAAAGGTAGATTTTGACCTGCTGAGAGAATTTGAGTCCGTCTGCGATCAGCTGTTAGGCAGCAGGAAAGGAAAGAAATGAATAAGAGACAGAAAAAGAAACTATACAAGCAGGAGACAGGCAAAAACCCGCCGAAAAAAATGAAATATTCCGGGAAAAGCTATCACCGGGCAATAAACAAGCCGTGGGGAGGAAAGAAAACGACAGTAAACTACTCCTGGGACTGCGAGAAGCTGAAAGAAATTGCAACACAATTCACAAAAGCATGGGCCGGTAACAGGGTAACGATAAGAAAGGCAGCGGATGCACTGATAAAACTGTTTGCAGGCATAGGAATCAACATTTCCGAAGTTCCGGAAAGTTCATACGCAGTAAATACGAGAAATGTGGTAAATACAACAAAAACATTGACAGCACACCGCAGAAAAAGAGGTGAATGGAATTGAACTATGCAACAGCAGAAGCAGAGGACAACAGAGAGAAGATTTTGAAATTTATCGCTAAATACATAAAGCAGCACTGCTATTCACCGGCCATTTATGAGATCGCGACAGATACAGGACTGTCAAAGGCAACAATCAGAAGACATATAACAATGATGCTGGAGGATCACATTCTTGAGACGGAACATCCGGGAGACTCAAGAGCATATCGTATCAAAGGCACAAAAATAGTAATGGTAAAGGAGAAAAAAGACAAATGGAAATGATAATTCAAAATGAAACCGGTAATTTTACACTGCATGTACGGATCTCAGACTCGAAAGAATATGATTTTCTCAAGGATGTGACAGAGCTGGCACGAAAGTATGATTTCGAAAATGATGATTTTGAGATTGAAGATCCGGAAAAGGAAACAGATCAGGTACCGGAGACAACGATTAGCGAAGCTGCAGAAGAATACAAAGGATTTTTACATATTCGTTGCGAAGAATGTGGAGAGACAATCTCGTACAACGCAAAAGAGCCAGAGACACAGCACAAATGTAAGAAATGCGGACACGTAACACAGCTTAGAGCTTTAAAACCAATGTATGCAGAGTGTAAAGCCTGCGGAAGTTCATGGAAGTACATGACAAACAGAAACACTGCAGAACTGACGCAGGAATGCTTACAGTGCGGAAATTTGATCGACATGGAAATGAACTCACGCCGCACAGCGTATGTAACAAAAACGAAACGGGGGGGGGGCAAGACCTCAAGGAAGTAGATTCAAAAGGAGAAAATGATGAATAAAGTAATTTTGATGGGACGTTTAACCAGAGATCCGGAAGTGCGCTACGCTTCCGGAGATAACCTGGCAATTGCCAGATATACACTTGCAGTAGACCGGAGATTCCGTCGTGACGGAGAAGCAGCCGCAGACTTTATCAATTGTGTGACTTTTGGACGCGCTGCGGAGTTTGCAGAGAAATATCTGCGACAGGGAACTAAAATTGCTGTTTCTGGACGCATCCAGACCGGAAGCTATACAAACAGGGACGGACACAAGGTATATACAACGGAAATTGTAGTTGAGGAACAGGAATTTGCAGAGGGAAAGAACGCCGGATCCGGCAGTAGTCACCCGCAGCCAGCTCCTGAAACAGATCCAGACGGTTTTATGAATATTCCAGAGGGAATAGAGGAAGAAATGCCGTTTTGATGAGAAAGGAGAAAAATGGACAACAAGGAAGCGAGGATAATCGTAAATCAGCGCAGACAGACACGCTGGTTCAAAGACTATCATACAAATTACAAGAAAAAGCTGGAGGAACACAGAAATGCAGTCATTTCCGAAGCAGAAAAAGAAAAAACGGACTAAAAAGAAAGAACCAGAGAGACCGAGCATCCTACACAGCAGAGAAAGCGGCACTTGTTATCTCTGCATGAAGCTACACAATGATTACAGACGACATCCGGCTCTCCAGGAGCATCACATTTTCGGAGGGTGTCCGAATCGGACACATTCGGGGCATTATGGATTGAAAGTATATCTCTGTAATGTGCATCACCTGGCAGGAACAGGGCCGG